CCCACCGAGGAAGAGCTGTCGGCCTACTCCGATGGCGTCAAGAAGCGCATCAAGGAGCTGACCCACGCGCGGCACGACGAGCGCCGGGCGCGCGAGGCGATCGAGCGCGAGAAGGCCGAGCTGGAGCGCGTGGCGCAGGCCATGGCGGACGAGAATCGCCGGCTCAAGCAGCACTACGACGCCAGCTCCGAGCAGCTGGCCACGTCGGCGCTGTCTGCGGCGGACGCGGCGGTCGAGGCGGCGCGGCGCAAGCTCAAGGAGGCCCACGAGTCGTTCGACACCGACGCGATCGTGGCGGCGCAGGAGGAGCTGGCCGACGCCAAGCTCGAGCAGGCCAACGCCAAGCGCATGCGCAAGGGGGGTTTACAACCGCAGCCGGAGGTGGTACAACCCGAGCAACAGGCACCACGCCCGCTCGATGAGCGAACACTGCGCTGGCAGGCAAAGAACCAGTGGTTTGGTGACCCTGAGCACGAGGGCATGACCCTTTTCTCGCTCGGCGTCCACAAGGAGCTGGTGCGAAAGGGCTACGACCCTCGCAGTGAGTCCTACTTCGAGCAAGTCGATGCTCGCATGCGGCAGACCTTCCCGAACTTCTTCGGCAAGGAGACGCCCGACCGAACGGAATCGGCCAGCAAGCGCCCCTCGTCCGTCGTTGCGCCGGGGACTCGAGCCAGCGGCCCGAGAAAGATCCAGCTCACGCCCACACAGCTTGCGCTGGCGAGGAAGTACAACCTCACCCCTCAACAATACGCGGCCGAAGTGCTGAAACTGGAGCGTTCCAATGGCTGAAAACCGAGTACCTCGCGACCTGTCGTCGCGCGAAAAGACGGCCCGAGCGGTCTATCGACCCCCCTCGACGCTGCCCGATCCCACGCCCGAGCCGGGCTACGGTTACCGCTGGATTGCCTCGCATGTGCTGGGCACCGCGATGCCGACCAACGTCTCGCAGAAGTTCCGCGAGGGTTGGGTGCCGGTGAAAGCCGAGGATCACCCCGAGCTGCAGATCTACGGTTCAGGCAACGTCGAGATCGGCGGCCTGATCCTGTGCAAGATGCCGATCGAGAACATCCGTGCCCGAGACGCGTACTACGCGGAACTCGGAACCGCGCAGGTGTCTTCGGTGGACAACAACTTCATGCGCGAGAACGACCCTCGTATGCCGCTCTTCTCGGAGCGCAAGACGACGGTCAGTTTCGGACGCGGTTCCCCCTCCAAGGAGTAAGCAATGGCTGCCGTTTCCAGCCCTTACGGCCTCGCCCCGATCAATCTGGTCGGCGGTCAGGTCTTCGCGGGGCAGTTTCGCGAGATCAAGCTCTCGACCAACAACACCGCCGCCATCTACACCGGCGACGTGATCCAGCTCACCGCTGCGGGCAACCCGCAGTCCCTGTCGGCCACCCCGACCGCCGGCACCACCGCCGGCATCGTCGGTGTGTGCGTCGGCGTGCGCTTCACCACCCCGCTGCTGCTGCAGCCGCAGTACGCCCCGTACCTGCCGGCCAACGCCATCACTGCGGGCTACAGCAACGTGTACATCCGCGTGCTGGATGACCCCGATGCGCTGTTCAAGATTCAGGGTTCCGCCGCCTTCGGCACCCTGACCAACGGTGCCGCCGGCGCTGTGGGCAAGAACGCCGCGCTCGGCAACTTCGGCGGCAGCACCGCCACCGGCAACTCGTCGGTCAACCTCGTCGTCGGTACCAACGGCGCTTCGCTCGCCTCGACAAACACGCTGGCGATGCGGATCGTCGACGTGGTGGCCGGCACCGAGCTGGACTCCTTCCCGGACATCGTGGTGAAGTTCAACCAAGGCGTCCACTCCTACTACTTCTCGCTCGGCGTCTGAGGAGACATCATGGCCATTTCCCGTTCCCAGCTCCTCAAGGAGCTTCTGCCCGGCCTCAACGCCCTGTTCGGTCTGGAGTACAACCGCTACGGCGAAGAGCACAAGGAGATCTACGACATCGAGACCTCCGAGCGCTCGTTCGAGGAGGAGACCAAGCTGGCCGGCTTCGGTCAGGCCCCCGTGAAGAACGAGGGTGCCGCGATCGCGTACGACAATGCGCAGGAAGCGTGGACCGCTCGCTACCAGCACGAGACCATCGCGCTGGGCTTCTCGATCACCGAGGAGGCCATCGAGGACAACCTCTATGACTCGCTGTCGGCGCGCTACACCAAGGCGCTCGCCCGAGGCATGGCCTACACCAAGCAGGTGAAGGCAGCGACCCTGCTGAACCAAGGCTTCGTGGGCACCGGCAACCCGACCTACGGCGACGGCAAGACCCTGTTCGCGACCGACCACCCGCTGATCAACGGCGCGACCGTCAGCAACCGGCCGACCACCGGCGCGGACCTGAACGAGACCTCGCTGGAGGCGGCCGTGATCCAGATCGCGGCGTGGACCGACGAGCGTGGTCTGCTCATCGCGGCCAAGCCCCGCAAGCTGATCATCCCGCCGGCCCTGATGTTCGTGGCGACCCGCCTGCTCGTGACCTCGCTGCGTGTCGGCACCACCGACAACGACATCAACGCCCTGAAGAACAACGGGTCGATCCCCGAGGGCTACACCGTCAACCACTGGCTGACCGACACCAACGCGTGGTTCCTGAAGACCGACGTGCCCAACGGCATGAAGCACTTCGTGCGGACCAAGATGGCCACCTCGATGGACGGCGACTTCGATACCGGCAACGTGCGGTACAAGGCCCGCGAGCGCTACAGCTTCGGCGCGAGCGACCCGCTGGGCATGTTCGGCTCGCCCGGTTCGACCTGATCGAGCGGCGCGACGAGAAAAGGGGGCTTCGGCCCCCTTTTCTTTTGCCCGGCAGCGTGGTATAACCGCAGCACCAAGATCACCACAGCCCGTCGACTGGCTTGGCAGACTCTCCTCAAGACGACGGGCGCAGACTGAGGACATGCCATGGGCTCCTCCACCATCTCCGGCCCGCTGCGTGCCGGCACCGTCAAGGAAGGCGCGGCGCGCAACACCGGTCTCGTCGTCCTTTCCCAGAGCTTCGACACCGGCGACCTGACCGGGCGCATTGTCGGCAACACCGACACCCCGCTGGGCATCCTGCCCCAAGGCGCGCAGATCGTCAGCATCTTCATGGACCAGACCGTGGCAGCCACCGCTGGCACGACCACGATCAGCGTGGGCACCGCCTCGGGCGGCGCGCAGCTCGTGGCGGCCACCGCCACCACTGCTGGCGGCCGTTTCACGGGCACCACCACTGCCGCCACGCAGGCCGCGTGGCAGACCTCGACCAGCGCGGACACCTCCGTCTGGGTGCGGGTGGCCGTCGGCACCGCGACGCTGACCGCCGGCCGCTGCGTCATCACGGTCAACTACGTGCAGCGCGCGCCCGATGGCTCGGTGAACCCGGCCAGCACTCTCTAAGCAGGAGACGCACATGGGCGGCTTTGCCCCGTTGACGGACTCGGATACCGGCCGTTCTTCACACTGGCTGGCGAAGGACGCCCACGCGCTGGTTGCGCCGTCCAACATCACCGGCAAGTTTCGCGAGGCGTTCGAGGCGTACTCCCCCGGCACGAACTGGCGCGAGACGCGCGTCGGGCCGGCGGGCGAATCCACGAACGGCGACCTCGTGTACGCCGATGGCAACGCGGTGGCGGCCAGCTACCTCGTCATCTCCAAGAGTCCGCTCGAGGCGGCAACGGAGACGGTGGTCGAGACCATTCTCGACTTCACCATGCCGGTCGAGGTCTCGCTCGGGCTCTCGATGTCTCAGCGTACGCTCGGGCAAGAGATCTCGTGTGAGGTTGTCGACACTTCCACGCCGCTGGCCGACGTTCCGCTGCTGGCCATTTCGTCCATCCAGCAGGCGACCACCACGCTGACCATCAACACCACGCTGCCGCACGGGCTCAGTGTCGGCAAGAGCATCGGTGTCGCGTCCGTCCCGGACTCGCGTTTCAACTACCCGGCGCTGGTGGTCGCGACGGTGCCCTCGCCCACGCAGATCACTTGCACGGCGGGCCCGGGCGGCGCAATCCCTTCGGTCACAGCCGGTCCGTTCGCGGCGGGGTTCGTGTACTTCCGAGAGCGGCTGGGGCGCGCGAACGACGGCACCTCGATGATCTTCGAGAACACGACTGCCACCAACGCGAGCTTCTACACTCGATCGCAGGCGGGCGATGCGTACCCGTCGGGCACGGTGGCGGGCAACCACTCGCTGACGATCGCAACCACGGCCTCTGTGCAGGCCGCAGGCGCTCTGGCGTACACCTACTCGTTCATCCCGACCACGGACTACCGTCTGGTGCAGCAGGCGGACCGGCTGCAGTGGGCGGACGTGGCCATTGACGCGGTGGCGGGCCTGACCGCGCGCCTCACGCGCAGCAGCGTCGTGCCCGACCCGCAGAAGCGCTACAAGATGCGCTTCCGCTGCACCAACAACCGCAGTCTCAGCACACCCGTCGGTCAGATCATCTCGGCCGTCAAGTCCGGGACGACGACGGCCACGCTGACGATGGACCGGCCGCACGGCCTCACCACGTCAGACTTGATCGTGGTGTACGGCATCTCGGACCAGTCGGCAGCCGCTTTCCCCAACCTGCTGACGGCGACGGCGGTCACCGCCGTGCCGGCCGCAGATCAGGTGCAGGTGGTGATCGGCACCGGCACGGCCAACACCAGCTACGGCGGGTACGTGGCGCGGGTCAACGGCGGCAACCTGATGTCGTCGCTCGGTGCGCTCGCGCAGGTCGCGCAGAACGCCACCCTGAGCACGCTGGCCGACGGTCAGCGGCAGCTCGTGCTCACCGGCAGCGGCAACTGGGCGGGCGTCGTCATCGGCGATCTCGTGGATCTCGTCGGCGCGCGCAACGTTGTCGATGGGGCGACGCTGGGTGTCGACGGCCCGTGGAAAGTCGCCAACTTCGCTACCACCGCGCTGACGCTGGTGCTGCCGTATACGGGCCAACGCACGCTGCCGGCTGACTTCGTGCTGACCAACTGCGGCGGCGGGGTGATCAAGCGCACCGATCTGCGCGTGTCGTGGGCCCGCGTCTTCGACTACGAGCGCGAGCGTGTGGAGCTGCTCACTCGGCCGACCACGGACGTGCAAGGGTCCGTGCCGACGCAGGTCACCGGCGGCGCGCTTGGCACCATCACCACCGTCACCACCGTCACCACCGTCACCACCGTCGGCACGGTCACCACGGTGACAACCGCCGGTACGCCGGCGGCCCCAGCTACGCCCTACTTCGTCAACTCGGCGGCGAGCACCAACGGCGCGCTTGTGCTGACGGGCACCTCGGGCGTGTGCGCCTTCTGGGCGAGCAACACCGGCGCGGCGGCCGCGTTCGTCAAGCTCTACAACAAGGCCACTGCCCCGACGGTGGGCACTGACGTGCCCGAGATGATCATCCCGGTGCCTGCCGCCGTTGGCGGTGTGCCCGGTGTTGCTGAACTCAGCCCGGGCTTCAACGCCTATCGCTTCGCGCTCGGGCTGGGCATCGCGATTACCGGCGGTGCTGCCGACAGCGACACCACGGCTGTCGCAGCCGGACAGGTCAAGGTCAAGCTATCAAGGACGGCGTGATATGGCAGAGTTCGAGCTGGCGGCCTCGCAGCCGCCGTACTACACGGTGCGCGTTTTCTTCGACGGGCTCTGCTTCGAGCAGCAGATCCTGAGCGAGAAGAAGGGCAAGGCGCTGCAGGCGCAGCTTCAAGCGTACGCAGACGACTACGCGACGCAGTATCGGAATCTCGCGGCCGCGACGGGGCAGTGACATGGCCAAGACCCCAGCGTGGCAGCGCAAGGAAGGCAAGAGCCCCAGCGGCGGCCTGAACGCCAAGGGACGTGCGTCGTACAATGCCGCCAACCCGGGCAAGCCCGGGCTGAAAGCGCCGCAGCCCGAAGGCGGGGCGCGGCGCGATTCGTTCTGTGCCCGGATGACGGGCATGAAGAAGAAGCTGACCAGTGCCAAGACGGCGCGAGACCCGAACTCGCGGATCAACAAATCGCTCAGGGCGTGGAACTGCTGACATGAAATCTGCCAGCGATCACGAGGTGCTGAAACAAGTCCTCGACGTGCTTTCGGTGGCCACTGTTGTGGGGGCACTCGTGGACATCCTGCCGTCCATTGCCGCACTGTTCACGATCGTCTGGACTGGCCTGCGGATCTGGGAAACTGACACCATTCGCGGCTGGACTGGCCGTAAGGAGGACTGATGGCTACCAAGAAGTTCCCGCCCTTTCTGGGCCGCGAGACCCCGTCCGAAGAGCGCAAGGAGATGAAGGTCAAGAAGCAGTCTCCGGCCCTCTACAAGATGGCCGAGAAGGCGGAAGGCGTGCACGGCAAGAGCGGCACCATGAAGCCCTCGAAGTACGCCAGCGGCGGTGCCATCGACAGCGCGCCCAAGCGCGCTCCGCGACGCGGGCCGCCCGAGGCCGGTGCCGGCGACGTGACCCCGCCGCAAGAGATGCGGCGGTCGCCGCCTCCGAAGTACGCCAGCGGCGGCATGGTGCCCGACAAGAAGCGCATGGGCTCGGGCGCGATGGGCAAGGGGCCCGGCTACGCCAAGGGCGGCGGCATCGAGCGCAAGGGGCGTACGCAGGGCACCGCGATCAAGATGCGCGGCGGCGGCAAGTGCTAAGGAGCAGAGCATGAACCCGATGGACGATGACGACGGCGTGCCGCCCGGCGGCCGGTTCGACAAAGAGACCTACGAGCGCGCGCGTGCGGCAGTGCTGCAGCAGCAGCTGGACGAGCAGTTCCCGGGCAAATACGACGAGAACTTGGGCCGCGAACGCTCGGCCAAGCGCGCCACCAAGCGCGCCACCAAGCCGTCGGCCAACGCGGACCAGTCCCAGCGCTTTCCGCCCGACATGCGTGCGCGAGGCGCGTATCGCGGGCAGCGGTCAGACGCGTCGCCGCCGGGCGAGTACCGGGGGCAGCGCGCGGACACCACGCCTGCTGCGCGGCGCGCCGACGCCGAGAAGCGCGAGGAGGCCGGGCGCGCGAACCTGAAGCGCCTGCAGGAGTACGACCGTCCGCTCGAGCGCGTCGAGCCGGAGGCGTTCCTGCCGCCGCTGCGCCCGCTGCGCGGCGCTATCGGCGCGGCCGGTGCCGCCCGGGCGGCCGGGCGCGAGCTGGCGGACACGGCACCTGTGGCGCGCTTTCTCGGACGCGGCGAACAGCAGCGCATGGCCGAGCAGATCGGCGTCAACAAGCCCAAGCTGCTGACGCGCTCGCCCGATGCGGCAGGCGCGCGGCAGCTGTCCGCTCCGCCTTCGCGAGGCGGCCCAGCTTCTGCCGAAACGCGGAAGCTGGCGAACGAGCGGCCGACGCCGCGACCCAAGCCGCCCCCGCGCGACGCCGAAGAAGCGCGTTTCGCGGACGAAGGCAACCCGAACTTCCGTCGCGGCGGCAAGGTGGCGGGTTACGCCAAGGGCGGCGCGGTCGGCGCGAAGCGCGGTGACGGCTGCTGCCAGCGCGGCTACACGAAGGGCAAGTTCGTATGAGGCCCGCGCGCGGCATGGGCGCTATCAGCTCGGCAAAGCTGCCGAGAGTGAAGCGCATGTCGCGCAGGGACGACACGTCCTTCGAGCAGTATGCCAAGGGCGGCAAAGTCAGCCGTGTGAACGAGGCGGGCGTCTACACCAACCCGGGCATGCGCAAGTCGCTGTTCGAGTCGATCAAGTCTCAAGCCGTACAGGGTACGGCAGCCGGGCAGTGGAGCGCCCGCAAGGCGCAGCTGCTGGCCAAGCAGTACAAGGCCAAGGGCGGGGGCTACAAGTGAAGGCCCCGCAGCAGTCTCTGAAAGACTGGACCGCTCAGAAGTGGCGCACGAAGTCGGGCAAGCCGTCCAGCAAGACCGGCGAGCGCTACCTCCCAGAGGCGGCTATCAATGCGCTGACCCCTTCGGAGTATGCTGCGACAACGCGCGCCAAGCGCGCAGGCAAGGCGCAAGGCAAGCAGTTCGTGAAACAGCCGCCGAAGGTCGCGGCCAAGACGGCGAGGTACAGGTGATGGCCACGAAGAACTGGATCGCCGGCGCGATCAAGAAGCCCGGCGCGCTGCGGCAGCAGCTCGGCGTGCCCAAGGGGCAGAACATCCCCTCGGGCAAGCTGGCGGCCGCCGCCAAGGCCCCGGGCAAGCTCGGGCAGCGCGCCCGGCTGGCGCAGACCCTCAAGGGCTTCAAGTAACCCATGACCACCTCGGGCACCACTACGTTCGACCTCAACCTCGTCGACCTTGTCGAAGAGGCGGGAGAGCGTGCGGGCTACGAGATCCGCACCGGCTACGACATGCGCTCGGCGCGGCGCAGCATGAACCTGATGTTCGCCGACTGGGCGAATCGCGGGCTCAACATGTTCA